TGGTCAAGAACTGGTGCCCATTTTTTTAAAAGATTTTCTACGCTCATGTTTTTCTCCTTTGAGTATTGTTTAATTTATTTATAAAAACTTATTTCTTGAGTGTTCTAGAAATATTTTGTACATAGTGGTTCATTACAGGAGTAAATGATTCTTCGATAGTAGAAACATCATCGTCCAATGGAGCCGCTTTTTTGACTGTATCTTGTGTAGATTCATCAAAATATTTCTTCTTTGTTAAAAGAAGTTTTTCTTTGTAGTCTTGTTCAGATACGAATTCAATGCCTTCTGCAAGTGATTTCAACTTTGCAGATTGAACTTCGGTAAGACCTTCTGAAACTTCGCTAACAATATGTTCTTTCTTGTAAACACTAATCTGTGCATTCAAGTTTGCAACTTCAGTAACTGCTTTGTCTAATTCAGACTCAAGCACTTCAACTTGTTCTGCAAATTCTTCAACAACATTTACTTTGTCTTCTGGAATGTCAACATAATGTTCTGTGAATAGGTTCTTTAGACCAATCATAAAGTCTTCAGCCAATTCAGCCTTGATACCTTTTTCGATAGCAAGTTTGTTTTCTTCCATCCACTCAGTAACGACATACTCAAGGTATTCGTCAACTTTTGTAACCATGTTTTCGTTGATAGACGCAACTTCTGTATCAAGTTTAGTTGCATATTCTTCTTCTAACGCAGTTTTAGCTTCTTCGACTTTAGCGTAAATTGCCGCTTCGAAAATACTTTTTGCGTTTGCTTTGAATTCTTCAGAAAGAGATTCGCCAGAGAAAATAGCATCAATGTCTTCTTTCATCTTTGCTTGTTTTTTCTCTTTCATCATCTTTTCTTTTTCGTCATCATCAGACTCTTCGCTATCGTCACTTTTCATTCCTTTAGCTTTTTTCTTTTCGATGGCCGCCTTTAACGCTGGTGGAAGTTCTCCTTCCAACAATTCGTCATCCTTGTCTATTACTTGTTCTGTCATAGCAGTTCTCCTTTGTATGATATTTAAAATTTATTAGTATATGTATTTATACAAAATTATAGCTTGGAGATGAAATCTTTAAACACTTTTATCATGTTTTCTTCTAAGTCTTTCTTAGAAGACTTCTGAATGACTTGTCTCTGTGTCGAAATGTCGGCTTCTCTAATGATTCCGTTATCCCAAACCCATGCTTTGTTTTCCATAATACCACGTACATATGCATCTGGTGCTGAAGGGTCTGCTACAATGTCTGCACAAGTTGCAAGGTAAAAATCATTACCAACAACCTTAACTCCATTCTTTCCTTCTACAAGACTACCTAATCCTCTTGTAGATACGCCTACAACGGCGCCTTCAGCCATTAAATTCTTTACGATGTTGCCGTATGGTGTGTCCATAATTTTTGCTTTACCGATGAAGTTGTTTCCATCTTGACGCAAACTCTTAGTGATGTGTGACACACGTTCTAAGTTAATTGTTGGTCCATCTGGATGACCCAACTCGCCGTATGCACGATTCTTCATCACATACTCAGCAACATATCTATCTGTTTCTTTCTGCAATACTTCTAGCGGATACATTCTTTTATTTCTGTTCTCTTGTTCCGCTTGCATGAAAATGCCTTCGATGTAAAAACTCTTACCGCCAGCTTCGTTTGCTTCAGTAATGATATTTACTTGTTCGTTAATTTCTGTAATTAGTTTCATTTTAGTCCCGCCGATGTTCTTTTTCTAAGTGACTTTGTTCTTTTGCGTAGAATCAAAGCAAGTTTTGGTGCACGTTTTCTAGCCGCTTTGCGCTGTGCCATTCTACGATGCATTTTTTCTTGTGAAGACATTCTAACAAGTTTGCCTCCTAAAACTTTATATCCAGGTGTTGCTGATACAATTTTTCTGCGCTGAACAACGCCAGCACGTATTCTATCGACTTTAATAAGTCTAGCTTCATCCAACTCTTCTTCAGAGAGAGATATAAAATCTTTAAACTTTAACATATTATGGGCTTACACCGTCATCGGTAGTTTCACGGCTAGTGTAACCAGCAGTCTTCTTACCTTCAAGAACTAATGTATATGCGGCTGATGCAGTAAAACCTGTAGTAGATAATATAATATTACCTGCTGTGTTTGGTGCATTGTTTGTGAATGGTGCTTGTAGACCAGTTGTTAAATCTAAAGTACCGGATCCGCTCAAAGTTACAATAGTTGTATTTGAACTGCCAGCCCAAGATAAAGTGACTCTAGGGTCTTGCAATGATGAAGTGCCTCTTGATACGTTCCAAAATAATTTTGTGATTGATAGTCGTGTGCTACCGTCACCGTTGGATGCAATCAAAGTATTTGCGTTAACTTTAGTGACATTGGTTTCACCAGTGCCATCAGAAATATTCGTCAACTTAACTGCCCACGCTGATGCATGGTCTTTTAATGTTTGTGAGGTTACGGTATCTGCCATTTTATTCTTCCGCTATAGTTTTTGCAAATGCTAAAAGTACTTCAGCATCTTCTTCCAACTGATTCAAAAAGATTTCTTGATTACTTTCGTCTAGCTTGTCGTACAAATCAGAAAGTAACTCAACGTCTTCTTTCTTCAAAGCACCACGTGCCTGTGCGGCTTTAAGCATTGCAACTCTATCTTGATAACCTTTGACACCAGGTTTGATATCCTTAGCGGCTTTCTTTTCAGCGGCATTTGGTTTGTTGATATGCTTCATTGTAGTACTAGACTGATGACTCTCAGCTTCACCGAATGGTTGCTTGTTATCAAGTCTGTCAGCAGGACGCTTGCCAGAACCACTCTTTGTATCATGTGGTCCAACTTCTTCAGGTCCAACTTTTTCTAAATCTCCAGGATCTTTTACTTGAGCAAGATATGACACGGCAGCCAGTTTGTTGGCAATGCCTTCTTTATATTTTACTCGTTCTATTTCATCCAACTGGATAAAACTTTTAAAGTTCTTCATCTACATTTCCTTCTGAACTGGATTGAAATTCCTCTTCACCGCCAGATGCGACTTCTTCGCTATCTTTAAAAATCGACCCTGCCAATTCCATTCTTTTAACAGAAATGTGGTCCTGAATCTTGTCGTTTAATGCGTCAAGAATAGCACTTTTAAATTCTGTTGGTCGTGCATCATATGCATGTTGGATTGCTGTCTGAATATTTTCCATAGTATATCTCCTTTTGTTTATTTATAAAATCTTAAAATTCGGGTTATTTTATGCGCCTCTTAACATACAGCCATTGAACCAGGTAATTGATGGGCTATCAACTGCCGTAACAGATACAGACCCACCTGAACCTTGTTGAACGTATATTTCAAAATAATCACCAGTACCGTTGGCATATACTATGGTACTTACTTGCATTGCCCAGAAGTTTGCGGCAATTTGTGTACCTTGTTGGTTTGTGCCACGCTTGTATCCTGCGCCGTTTTTGTAAAGCATAATCATCATTTCGCCAGTGCCACTGGCGCCATCCAGTCGAACTTCTGCGTTTAATTGATAATACCCTTCTACTGTAGGGGTGAATCTTGAACTGGCATAGTTGCTGTTGGTATCAAATTCTTCTGTTTGGAACAGGACTTTGGTTAGTGCCGCATTTGGAATAGTTTGTAAAATAGCGGCCGCATAGGCAGAGAATGCAGGACCATTGACTGCTTGCTTACCTGCAACTTGATATGGAAGTGCAGTACTCATTGCGCCTGCGTCACTCAACGACATTAAGGTTGCGCTATATGCGTTATTGATAACTTCAACCGCACCAGCACTACTCAAACGGAATGTTTTATTAGGATTAGTTGCACCACCAGAAGTGTTTGTGACTTTTAAGAAGTCTGCGTATCCAGTACCACCCTGTGTGTTAGCGCCATTGATTGTTATAGCAGAACCAGTTGCTGTGTCTGGAGTATAAGTTATATCAACTGTGCCTGGAAGTGTTGTGCTACCATCTGCACCAAATGTCCAATTTTTCGATACTCCTGCGGTATTTGTCCTAATTTGAACAGTTGTATCAGCGTATAATTCAGCCGATGCTAAGCCCATAAACAATGCAGTAGAATCATCACTAGTGGTTGTTAGATATGCGCTATTAGAACCGTAAGTAGTAAAGTCTAGTTTAGAATTTCCTAATCCAATAATTGGTCCTGCTACTGTTAAGTTACCATTTGCACTAAGACTAACTGTACTAGCATCGTTGACTAATTGACTGGTGCCAGTATTTGCTTTAGCGAATGCTGAGTTGGCAGTAGAGAATGCACTATTAGCAATTGAACGTGCCACGTTATCAGCACCACCAGTGTTGGCTTGTGCAAATGCTGATTGTGCAATACTTAATGCAGAGTTTGCTTGCGAAAATGCACTAGCCGCTTGATTGTTTGCTGTTGCCGCATTTGTAGTAGCGGTGTTGGCTTGTGCAAAAGCAGAGTTTGATATGCTTCTGGCAAGTGGATCAATTTGAGTATCACTTACTATAGTGTTAGCAAAATCATAAGCAGACTGTGCTAGAGTTGTGGCTGTGTTTGCTTTAGAGAATGCACTAGCGGCTTGATTGTTAGCAGTAGCGGCATTTGTAGTAGCAGTATTAGCTTGGCTGTATGCATTGTTTGATGTAGACCAAATTAAATCAACTGTTGTATTAACTGCATATCCAGTTAAGTTTACTGAACCAGATGAACCAACTTCAACCCAAACAGGACTTGACGTATTTCCGAAATTGAAATACATAAGCGCACTATCTGTGTTTGCCCAAAAGTCATTAGAGTTTGCTGTTGCTGGCGCAGTATTCTGTTTGAATGTATACGTCTTAGTGTTAGCTGTATCAAAAGCAAGATTGGCTGTGTACCATGCTGTCGCAGATGATGCCGAACTGTTAGCCGCATCATAGGCAGCCTGTGCTAAAGTTGTGGCAGTATTGGCTTGTGCATATGCAGGCTCAATGATTGAAGATGCAGATACATTTTCAAATCGTGAGTTTGCTGAGTTATACTTAATTAAATTGTTATTTGCGATGTTAGTTATTTGAACATCGGACAAATTAGATAGTTTTGGACGAAATGTTGGACGAACTAAAATGTGTCCATCACCACCAGCACGTTTCGTAACTGCGGCAACAATAATGTGTAGATTTGGTGCGAGAGGTTCAACTTTAGTTAAGCCACCAATAACTGCGGGGTCGGCATAAAGAAGGTCGCCAACAGTATACGCTAATGTGTTTAGTCCATTAATTTTACCAAATACTGTTATATATCCAAATTCATTAAGTGCGAAATTCTGAGTAGCAACACCAATAAAATATTCGGGAATGTAACCAGCCGATGACATGTTGTTACGTGCGGCAAGAATATGTTCACCAGAAACACCAGCAAACATGACAGCTTCGCCATCAGAGATTGCTTCGCTTGCTTTAACTTTAATGTATTGTTCTTGACCGACTTGTAGTGTGACTCCATTCGCCATGCCAATGTCAACAGTTAAGTCGGCTGCGTTCCATGCCATTTGTCCAGTTGTTACTGTGTTGGCTGATGTGAGATTGAATGCAAGTGTCGAGGTTGTCATACCACGGGTTGTGGTATTGCCTGCTACAGTTACTTGTTGTAGTGTGCCAACGCCACCACCAGTTAACGTATTTGCGTAATCATATGCCGCTTGACCTATAGAACGTGCTGTGTTTGCTTCTGCATATGCATTGTTAGCAGTTGACCAAACTAGATTGACTGTCGTGTTAACGGCATAGCCAGCAAGACTAATTGTATTTGCGTAATTGTATGCGGCTTGTGCTAATGTAGTTCCAGTATTAGCTTGAATGTAAGATGCGTTTGCGGTTGACCAAGAGTTGTTGGCAACTATGTAAGAAAGATTGGCTTGATTGAATGCGCTATTCGCTTGACTTCTAGCAAATGGATCAATATCACCACTTTGCTGATTGAGTGCGGAATTTGCAGTTGCCCAAGCAGAGTTAGCAGTAACATATGCTAAGTTTGCTGTGTACCAAGCAGAGTTTGCTGTTGTTCTTGCTGTCGTATCTAGTGTACCGGATTCTAATGCTAATGTGTTTGCATAATTGTATGCGGCATTCGCTTGGTCTCTAGCCCATTGGTCAGTACCATCGCCACCGCCTTGTTCTACAAATTTAAACTTGGCGTTTGCTGAATCGTATGATAGAACATATCCATCTGTGATACTGTCTCTGTCAATATCATCTAAGTAACGTAGATTTACTTCACCTGAACCAGTTGCTTTCCATGCATCGTTTGGACCACTCTTAAGTATAGCCGCATTGACTTTTGTTTTGAATGAGTTAACATCTCTCTGAACATTATCAATGAACTTCTGAAACTTTTCTTCAACGGGTTTTATGTCTCCGTCTTTACCATCTTTACCTGCCAAACCTTGAATACCTTGTGGTCCAATCTCGCCTCTTGGTCCGACTGATCCTTGAATTCCTTGTTTTCCGTCTTGCCCTCGTTCACCTCTGTCACCCTTAGGCCCTCGCTCACCTTGAATACCCTGTGCGCCAACTGGTCCACTGGGACCAATTGCGCCTGCTTCTCCATCTCTTCCGTCCAGACCATTTTTTCCATTTTCGCCCCTATCGCCTTTCAGCCCTTGTGGACCACGTTCACCAGCAACGCCTTGTATTCCTTGTTCGCCTTGAGGACCAACTTGACCCTGTTCGCCTTTGTCTCCCTTATCACCTTTTAATCCACGTGGACCATCAAGCCCCATATTTCCTTGGGGACCAACTTCGCCTTTTTCTCCACGTTCACCAACATCGCCCTTATCCCCTTTGTCGCCTTTAGGACCTTGTGCGCCAGTTGCACCAAGGGCTCCACGTGGACCGACAGGACCAGGAACTTGTTCAACGATTAATTCTGTTGTTTTCTTTTCTAAAAGAGATACTAACTCTGTTTTGAGTTTTTGTATCTCTTGTCTTGTATATGCTACAGATGTTGCAACAGAAACTGCTTCGCTGAGAGTGCCGCTAAGATTAGTTTCCTTCTTTGTCACCCTTGGCCTCTTCAACTAGTGTTCCAAAAAATGCAGTCATAGACTTAGCCAATTCTCTTTGGTCTGCGTCATCAATTATTCTAGTTTCAGTTTCTTCTTTCTTTACGCTAACAACAACTTGTTGTGGCGGTGGAGGCGGTGGTGGAGGCGGCGGCAAGTCTTCTGGAGATACACCTTCTGCATCCATTCTTGCTTTGTCTTCTTCCATCTCTTCATCCATTTGTTTAATATCTTCTTCACTCTGATGTAGAATGTTTGTTCTGATATAATTCACAGAGAAGTATTTTCCGACATATCCGTCAATGTCTGAAAGAATAGATAAACGTTCTTTCATAATTTCGGTGTTCTTTAATTCTGCAAAGTGTGTATCTGATTGATAGTCATAGCTGATTTCTTCTTTCATTTGTTCCCACTCTTTACGGGTACAAACGCCTTTAAGAAGAAGCTGTGTCTCAAGCATCTTATCAAATAGGATAGAGAATCTTAAACGTAAACGTGAAATGAATTTACCAAACTTCAATTCATCTCTAGTGATTTCAGAAGCACGACCTAAAGAGAATCCTGTGTCAGCTTCTAAACGTGAAACTGGAACGTTCAATGACTTGAACATTTTCTTTTGAAAGTACAATACGTCATCAATCTCGCCGAGATTCTGTCCACCTGATAGTGTAGTAATCTCTGTACCTTTACCACCTTCTCTACGTGGCAACCAAAAGTCTTCAAGCATTGTTTGATATCGTCTATCGTCACGAATCTCACCAGTGTTTGCATCATACACTAATTTGTTTTTATACTTCTGCATGATTTCACGTAAGTATTGTTCTGCCTTCATCTTAGGCAAGTTACCTACGTCAATGTAAAAGATTCTACGTTCTGGTGCTCTTGAAATACGATAGATAACTGTCGCATCTTCAAGCATACGTAATTGATTGAGTGGCTTGATTGCTTTGTGTAAGTGTGAAACAATAATCTTACCATCTTTGTCTGTGATGCCAGAGTTTGCATAGCAGACTGCATCTACTGCAATCTTAATACCTTGTGTGCCATCTCTAGAAAATCCTTTATCCGAGTACATAAAGTATTCGTGATATTTTTGTGTTGTATTTGCTATTCCTGGATTATTAGGTTGCTTCTTATCTTCACGCACTTTACGAATCTTACGTGGATCAATGTAACGAACTTCTTTCAATCCTGCTCTAGGATTCTTATCGTCAATCAACATGTGATAGTACAAGCGTCCATCAACATACCATCTACGGAAAATATCGTAGCCTTGATTGTTGAAGTCGAGTAGTTTCATTACATAGTAAAACTCATCACGAATCATTTTCTTAATTGATTCGGGTTGTTGAAGTTTATCCAAAATGATTTGAACTGGATAATCACCATCTTCAAATACTAATGCTTCATTCACAATGTCTTCAATTGCCGCATCGCATTCTGGCTGAAGTGCCATCTCACGATATTTTTTAATTAAGTCAGCATCGCTTCTAATTTGACCTTCAAGGTCCATGTATGTACCGTATACACCACCACCTGAAATCGATACTGCCGCATCATCATCGGTAGGTGTGACAAACGATTTTAACTGTTCTGATTCAACATCATCCTTACCAATCTTATATCCAAAAAGTTTTATCGCCATATTTGAGTCTCTCTAAAAAGAAATGGGGGCGTAATAGCCCCCATTATTGACAACTATTACGCAATTATTTATGTTGCGTAAAATTCATTATTTAAATCTTTTTAACCGGATACACCTGAAGCTGGAACTTCAGCATCAACTCCAGATTCAGAAGTTGCGCCAACGTCCAAATAGTGGTATTGGAATGTAACAGTAAACTCTTGAACTGCATCTGTAGTGTCGTAAGACAAGTCAATAGCAGAAACATCTGTTGGGAATGCATCATACAACTCATACACTCTAGAAACTGTGCCATCAGGTCTTAACTGATTAACGGTAATCTTGCAACGATATGAGTCTGTGCTATCTCTTAATGAATTCTCACCATCAACATCAATGATGTTTTTCATCCAATTGTCAAACGACTTACGGATGTTTTGTGAATCATCATTAACAAATGTTGCTGTCCAATCTGCGTATGTTCTATCGCCAGGAATCTTGATTCGTCTTCCTCTGAATGGAACTTCAATGATACCTAACGTAAATGCTGGGATTGCACCAGACTTACATAGAATGGAAAGATTGCTTAAGTCTACACCATCGACAAGTGTTTCTGGTTCAATTTCAATTCGGAATAAATTTGCTTTTGAACCACCATTTAGCTTTTGTCTAAATGTATTAATATTGAAAAATTCGTTTGCCATTTTTTATTCCTTATTCGAATGTAAAGTAGTCATAAGACCAAGTTACAGTAAACTCTTCAAGCGTGTCTGTAGAGTCATACGATAAGTCAATAGTACTGATATCACTAGGCCAGCAGTTAACTAGCGTGTATCCATAAACTACTTCACCAGCTTGATTAAGCTGTTCAACTAAAATACTGGAGAAGTCTGTTGCATCTCCTCCAGTTAATGTTTTAGATGTTGTTGAATTGTAGTCTGTAGTACCGTATTCTTTTTGTAAATTCTCTAACGCTTCTCTGATTGTGTGATTAGAATCATTGATGACTGTTGTTGTCCAGTCAGCAAATGTTCTATCTCCAGCCGCTTTGAATCGTCTACCGGCTGCAAATGGAACTTCAATAACACCTACTGTAGAACCAGGCAGTTGAGCCGCCTTGCACAAGTAAGTGAAACTTTCGTTCAAATCTGTAGTTAGTCCAGATAGAGTGACTCTAAACAAATTTGAACGGGCGCCCGTATTAAGAACGTCCTTCAAATTCTGAATTGTTGTAATTGCCATATAATTCTCCTTGTTTATTCTCTATTATTTATGCGGCAATTTCAGCAAATGTAGCGGTACCTCTTACAGAGACAAAGTTAAGTTGAATGAAGTTAACAGAACGGATTGGTTGTACGAAAATATCGCAAACGAATTCGTTAGAATTTACTACATCTTCTGGATTGTTTGTTTCGTCACAAACAACTCTGAACGCTGTAATACCTCTTCTAGACTGAACGCTTCTCAAGTAAGGAATAACTAGACTTACGAAACCACTTCTTGTTGTTGCATCGTTTTGGTCAAACAATACATTGTCTGCGGCTTGCCCGATTGTCTTTTGTAATTCGATAAACAATCTACGAACGTTAACACG